ACCCGCTACTATACCGCCACCAACCGTAGTGAATGCTTTAATCTTAGCAATCTTAGCTACACCAACCATCCCAGTGACAAACTGTGAGATGCCTTGGGTTACAGAACCTGCAGTAGTGTCACGGTCCTTACCAAAGACTGTGACTGTATTCAGCTTGTCCTGCATAATCTGGTTGTTCTGTTGGACTTCTACTTCTGCAGCGGCCTGTTCTGTTTGAATGTCCTGTAACTGTTCTGCAGTTCCAAGTCCAAGTTCTGCCATTTGCTCTGCACTCATATATTCATGTGCGCCTTGGGTACTAGCAATGTCACCAATAAACTGGGCAGTTTCCACACCAGTTTGAACGATGCCTTCAAAAGCACCTTTGAGCATGTCCATGCCCCAGCCATCTTTAGGTTCTGGCGGTGGGACATATTCTTCGTAAGTATCAGTGATAATAGCTTCAGAAGAACCTAACCCATATTTAGCATCAAAGTCGTTAATTTGATTAGGGTTAGCTGTAAGCCATTCTTTGGCTTTAGCCAAATCCTGAACGACTTCATAATCATCCATAGGTTATTCCTTTTAAAAGTCAGGTGTTGCTGCGGGGTTTCCAGAGTTCCACCAATCAGAAAGAAATTGGGGAGTTATGCCGTCTATGAAACCTTGATCAGGTTCTTTTGGTACTACCACTTTTGGTGGTCTAGGTAGATACGAGTTGTTGTTGCCTGTCTGTTCTGCATCAGCATCTATAAATGTCTCGGCTGATATAAAGTCTGTTTGCAGTTGTCCAATAACGGTCCTAGCAATCTCTTGCGCCTGTAGTACGTTAGGGTAAGCACTATCATTTACTTTTCTAAATTCATCCTCAAGCAGCATATACTGTGTGCCAAACTTTTCTCCAAACTGCCATGCAAGCAGTCTATTGGTTTCATTTGACGCACCACTCATCTCATTGCCTACGATAATTTTCTTATACTCAGTAATCATCTTATCGATGCCATATGTGCTGTCTTGATAAGTTGGTTTTCTAGGTTTACCTGCTTTAGTTTGGTTGCGCCCATAGAAGCTAAGAAGAGAATTTGCCTGTGTGCCTGAAATAGTGCCGTTGTCCAACCCCCGTGCAACATAGTTAGTGGCTTGAGTGATGTTAGGTTGCTGGAGGATATCAACGAGGGAATTAGCATATGCCGCATCGTCTACGTTTCTATTATCTTTTCCTGCAGCTCTCTGCTTGAGATAGTAGTTTTGAATTGCCCTAGCTTGCGCCATAGCGTCATCAGTTCCAACATCATATAGCTGGGACAATGCACTTTGTAACAAATCATCAGGTGTTAGTTTGCTTTCATCTTCAGGTGTATCAGGGTTATCTTCAATAAACACTGCTCCCTCAAATACAGACTGTGCCGCCGCAAATCCTAATGTAGATGCCGCATCAACTGCGATGTCGTTTTGCTGTTTTTGAAATGTCAGGGCTTTTTTATCGGCCCTGTCCTGCCTTACAGCAATCTTTTCTTGTGCATCGAATACTGCGCTTCTAGCTTCTTTTGTAAAACCTAAAGGCCCAGTTCCTATTATGACGTTATCTAAAACGTCCAACACTGTTGCGTCATTAGTTTCAAAAGCAGATAGAACGATACTGTCTACAATAGCTTGGTTGACTTTAGCATTATCCATGCCATCGATCTTGGCATCTTTAACTTTCCCCTGAAGCCATGCTGTTAGTTCTACTGTTTTTTTTGCTCTTTGTTCAGGTGTATCAGTATCCTTAAAAGATAAAGCAGTCATAGTGCTGACTTCATCTACCATCATCCTGTAGTTCTCAGCCTTCTGCCATGCAGTGTGCTTTTGTTTCCAAGATGATCTGAAGTTCTCATTTGCCTTTGCTGCTGAACCAGAGAAAAACTCAGCAATCTCTGTGTCAATAAATCCACCAAACTCATTCTTCTCTTGAAATTCAGAATAGAATTCAGTCGTAAATTTCTCAATCGCTTCAGGATTACCATTCTTATATAGCTTCTTAGCAGTCAAAGCGGTGGCTAGTTCATCTGCGTATCTAGCACCTAATGTGTTCAGACGGGCTACCCTGTAACCTTTACGCAGGTACGGGCTTTCACCCTCATCAATTAGTCCTGCCTTTACCGCTTCACCCATAGATGTACGGGTCTTGTTAAAAAGTTCCTGACCTTGGGCAAACTCTTTCTCAGCAGCTCGTTGTTCGATACGACCTAATGCTGGCAGGGCTTTCTGGCTATATGAATCTAAAGCCTTTTTTAGATGTTCAAATCCGCTAGTTTTTACTCTAGCTTTTTGATAGATATCTACAGGTCTAGCTGTTGGTCCCACGGTTGCAATTTGGTTCTCAAATGGGTTCGCTATTACTATTCTCTCAGCCATCACTTTTCTACTTTCGGTGGTTCTAACGCTGCTTTCTTGCCTTGATAATCACCCAAACTCACACCAAAATCAGTAATGGGTGTCAGGACGTTGAACAGGGTCTCTGTAAGACTTTGTGGCTGCATACTATTAATTCTTGATTGGGCCTCAGATTGGAAACCTAGTGCATCCATCTCTGCCTGTTGTTGTAGGCCACCAAGTCGTTGATCTATTCTGGATGCCATCAATCCTTCAGATGCCTCAAAGTCTTTAAGCAACTGATCGACATTGATACCCTGTACTCCTGCGCCACCAGCAGATGCCATTGCGGAACCTTGGGCTTTCAGTGTCTTTAGGTCTGCGTCCTGTCTAGCCTGTGAGGCTTGTACTTGTTCTTGTCTTAGTCGCAGTGAGGTTTGTCTAGACTTTAGCAGGTAGGCATCCCGTGCGCTCTGTGCATTAGCCTGTGCCGCTGCGTTCTGGTTCTTAGCTGCTGATACTGAACTGCCTATACCAGCTAATGCTGTGGCACCTTGAATACCCAACGCTGTCGCTTGTGCTGCGCTTGCAGACATACCTGTTACTGCTGCGATTGTTACTGGTTCGCACATTTTATATCCTTACAAATTCGTAAAATAGGCGTTTCTCTACGCCCCATTGTTCGTGCTTTTTGATGAACGTGAAGCCCATCCACTTGAGCCACTTGATGTGGACAGTGTTTCTGGCATCGACACAGTTATGCAAAGCTAGGTAGTTCCTCTGTAATAGAGGTAGAAATGTTTTGCTTTTTCTCAGAAAGCTAATCTGGTGCTGATGGATGTTATCTGTAGCACACAGCCATATAGCCCCTGCACCTTCGATGTATGATGGGACTACACCAACAATCCCCACACGTTCTCCATCTGTAGGTGAACGCATGGTTAGTGTTACATCTCCAAGTCTCAAGCCATCCATCAGAACGCCTATTGGTTCCCTTCCAGTTGCCGCTAGACATTCTGATCGATCTGCTTGTCGGAGATTGGGTGCTAGATAGACAACATCATCCACCGTTGTCGGTGTGAGATATTTATTATTATCCATTTATTCTTCTTGATCTGAGGTGCATCTGGCCTTCCCACTCTGCCGATAGAAACTGGCAGGGCAGATGGCTGTCGCACTCAATGACTACTCTAAGTCGATCTGACTTGACCATTACAGGGAACCTAAACTCACCTGATGCTAGGGTAGTTGTACCTAATACTGTGGAACCACCACCAATAAAGCGTCCAGTAGATGCATAGGTGTCACCGCTAGAGTTAGCCCCATATGTTGGAATAACTTTAACAATGAAATCGCCACTATCCTGATATCTCAGAAGCCAGTGTTTGATCTGTAGTCTGCCACCAGCAATGGACACACGCCCACCCTTGGCTGTTGGTTCCTTCATGTTGGGCTGAGAGAACTCGTAGGTCATTAGATACTTCTCACCCACATATAATTGTGTAGATGAATGGTCACCTGCTACCACCACTGATGTAGTGCTAGAAGATACCACTGGGATGGTTGTACCTTGGTTGGTCCCACGCTTGGTTACAAAGGGTGCTACAAGCGCATAAGGGGTTGTGATTGTGGTCTGCCCCGTGCCGCTGTTGTACGTCCTCGTACAGGCCGTTTCAGGGAACCTGTAGTCCAACCTAGTCACATAGGTCTGGTCGGTATCAAATCGTCCTGCATCAAAGCTGACGGTACATAGGACGGTCTTACCACCCTTGTTACCTAGCACATATAATGCACTGCCCATGAACTCTGCATCCAGAACAGTCAGGCCATTGAATGTATACTTGAACCAAGCTGATTGCAGCTTCTCTCTACCAGCAATGTGGTACTTGTAGACGTACATCGATGAGGCATCACTAGATGATAAACACACCATAGCATTCTCAGCGGTACTTACAGCCATCGAATAGAGATTATCAGGAACATACTTAGCCACATGGCTTGTTACGTCTGTAGCATCCGATCTGTCGGTGTCATCGATAACGTAGTATTCTCTAATAGATGAGAACCCACCTCTGGTCGATGAGAAGTACACAAGGTTACCTGCAGCCGCTGGCTTGGCAGTAGAACTGGCTTCATATTCTGTAGTCTGAGCAATCGATGTATTCTTAGGTGTGATATATTCAGAACCTTTAAGAATAAACTGTGTCTGGTCAGAGAATAGAAGCAGCTTACGGTCAAACGGGATAGCATGTTTCAAGGTAGACACTTTGGTGTGACTAGCAGCCACATCAATCGGGTCATTATCCAATATGCTTCTCGCAGTAGCTTTGAAGAAATCAAAGTATTCTGATGTCCTCGACATGACAACATTCTCACCTGACAGAAAACCTAAACGGTTCTGAAAGAAGAATACGTCACTAATTTTTTTGCCTATAAATGAAGGCGTAGGTGCTGAAGTAAGGTCACCGATTGTTCGGTCTCCCCACTCACCTTGCTCTAAGGTAAACGAACCATTTGCCTGTCTGATAAGCAGGTGAGGCATTGTAGCCCCATCCAGTTCGTATGAGATATTTGACTTAATTGTCTCAATCCACGTACCAGCACCTAAAGTAGATTGTGAACCATTGTCTGATACAAACTTAACATAGTAATCATCAAAGTTGTTTGTCTGGTCACCCTGAACTTGAGCGATGTAGTTGTGAGGTGCATAGGCTGGTAGGTCATCAAACCTCTGTACGGTGCCTGTAGTGCTGGTAAGACCTGTATCTCCCAAGCTATCATATGTAGCTAAGTCGAATGAGGCATTACCTGTCTTGGTGATGATAACTGTAGAGCCGTTGGATGTAGCTGTAAGACCACTCGCCCCGTTAATTGAACTGGCAAGGCTAGATGCAATTGATGTGGTTCTAGTACCTGCCTGATCTGTGGCACTGGTTGTAATATTAGCAACCTGCGCCCCATCCACATACACCACATATCTTTGGTTGTAGTCACCCTGCTTTACCGCAACCAATCCTTGAAAGGCGTTAGATGGACTGACGTTGCTATTATATGCAGCGGTCTTCTCAGTGTTCACGATGAACGTGTAGTCAGCTACAGTCACCGCCCTGAACGCTGTGGAAGGGTTACTGGTTGTCAGATATCCAGTTCCATCAGGATAGGTAACAGTCTTAGAGTTACCTGCTAGGTCATACACGCTGATCTGGTTCGACGCATTGATTAGTACAAAGTATCTTTCAGTTGCATCACGGTTGATGAGATGCACATAGGAACCAGATGTTTCGGTATTTGAAATAACAGCTACATGTTCAAGTGGTGGCCTCTTCTGCAATCCTTCTACAAGTGATGGGAATGCATTCTCCTGCTTTTCTGACTGACTTGACAGACGTAGCGGTGGAGATTGTTGGCTGACCCCTTGGATTAAGTTTGGGATAGCAGAACTAATCATAGGCATTACATAAGTATCCTCTGATTAGAATTGTTGCGGTTCATAACACGGGACACTGAGTAGCTATCCATCATGTTGAAATCCCCTGTGTCACCCTCAAATTCTTTAAGGTCTGTCAGGGCTTTCTGTTCATCACGGGATAGCAGCTTGTGCATGGTCTCAGAGTTAATCATACGATCTGAATAGATACGTGATGCTCTGACTGTGATGTATCGTTTTGCTGGGTCAGGAAGTTCTAAGAAATCCTGATAGTAAACGATGACGGCATAAGCAGTGGTGTCAAACGTGTACGTTCTATCTGTGAGGTTATATAGCTTACCGCCACGAACAGTTACGTTAGTATCTTCTAGATCGATACGCGCTGCGGTAGCTGGGATGTTTATTTCGTTGTTGTTGTCAGGTGCTAGAGGGACACGATCTTCTGTATTGAAGTGCCATCCTTGTGACTGAACCTCACGGCTAACTTCGTTAATAATCTGTTCAGCAATCTTTACGTCTGTAACTTGATTGCCGATCAGGGTGTTAACTGGTTGTTCACCGATAGTTGTCAGAAGGACATTGACCGCCTCTAGTTCGGTCATGGTTGAAGGTGTTGTCATGTTGCCCTCATAAAAATGAAAAAAATGGGCCAGACCCCAAAGAAGAGGACTGACCCAAAAGTAAATTAAGAAGACTTAATTTCGACTGCACACTCAGGACGCAGGATACCGTGACCCATAGCGTACTTTGCTGCCATCAATGTACCTTGATACATGATTTCAAAGTCACCAGATGTACGCTCAACTGCGAGGTCCATCAGCTTCACTGTGCCGATTGCAGATTTCTGCATAACCAGAGCAACAGTAGTGGAGAAGTTGCCGTGATAGGTGTTGTTCTCACCAGCAGTTGCTGATGCCACGTTGGTTGTTGGTACGTTGTTAGACTTAACAATCTGAATACCAGCAACACGCAGAACAGTACCGTCAGCATATACACCAGCACCACCGAAATCACGATTGATTACGTCAGTTGTCTGGACAAGCTGGTAGTATTGCGCTGGCTTCACGATTGCTACACGGTCATTCTCTGGAACGTCTTTCTCGTCCATAGCCTGTGCCGCTGCAAAGATGGAAGCTGCAAGAGATGCACCGTTAGTTGCTGCATCAGCGTCTGTGATTGCAGTACCGCCGTTACCACCAGTTACGGTAGCTGCGCCACGGGCTGCAAGGACGCCAAGCTGCAAGCAGCGCACGTCAAACTGTTTAGCCAGAGCCATACCAAGCAAGCGTGAATACTCAGCGCGTACATCGTAGTGGTTCTTTGCTTCATCAATGTTTGCGATGAAGGTATCAGCAATCAGAACGTCATCGATGTTAACGACGATTTCGTTGTGCTTGATGTTCTGCGTACCCAGCAACGGTGTTCCTACTACATGGTAGGCCGCGTTTGCCTTTCCCGTGACAGGAAATTGTGCAGATTTTCCTGAAGAAATCGTGCGGGATACGTGTAAGTCTTTCATTACATTGGTTTCATCAAACGCTGTGAGAACTTCTCCAGCGAAGACTTTAAGAAATAGCGCGTTCTTCTGAGCAAAGTTTGCTACTGCGCCATTAGCCGCACCTAGACGGGACGGGGTTACGTTAGTCATAATTCTAATCCTTGGTAAATATCAAATAGGGGAAATAACTTTCGCCATTACTTGCCAAGATTGTCTGACGCATCAGGTCTAGTCGTTCATTGTCGATAGTTCGACTGCCTAAGAAGGCATGTCTCTTTCAGTGAATTGACGGGTGGTCATTTGCTATGGGCCACCCGCCAGATGGTAGTGCTGTAGAATTACTTTTTTAGAAAACTGAAGACCGCCCTAGCTTCTGTTCAACGTCTTTGGTGTACGCTGTATCTTTGCCATAGCGGGTATCTTTCATTGCAGCCACAACCTCTGCTGTGGACCTGTATTCATCTTTAGGTGAGCCTTTGGATTTACCAGACAGCAGGTTAGGCTCAACACCCTCTGCGCCTTCACGCTTAGACATCAGCCACTCTACCGCCATCTTAGCGTTATCTGTGCCTGTCTCTACCATTTGATTATACAGTTTTAGTTCTGCTTCCTGAACATTCTCAGATGCCCATTCAGTTAGGTCTTTATATCCATCAGTCCCACCTGCCACATCCATGACAGCAGAGACATCAGCATCAGAACCCTGTTGGGTGCCTCTGATGTATGCTTCAACCATTTCCTTTGGATAACCCATAGTCTCAAGTTCTTTGAAACTATCATCAGTTAACTCACCTTTGTCTGAGAATTCCTCAGAGAACTTGGTGAAGTCAGGTGAGTTATTATCTTTAGGTGCATCGTCTGTTTGATCTGGTGGTGCTTCTACTTGTTCTTGTTTGTCCTCAGTAGACCCACCAGACAACTTTTTCTCTAGTTCGCTGTAAGACTTAGCCATGTCCTCTGCACTATTAAACTTCTCTGGCAACCATTCTGGTCGTTCAGACGAGTTATCCAGAGGTGCATCTGGGCCTGTCTCAGCTTCTGTTATAGTAATGCTTTCGCCCATGCTTAATAATCAGTCCTTGTGCGCTTCTTTTTGAGAATGGTTGGGGTTGCCAATGGTTTCTTGGCAGGTGCTGCAGGTTTATCAGGGGCTTTACCCTTGCTATCCTTATTCACCTTGCTGTCTTTGGCTTTCAGCATATGAGTTTCCTAACTGTTTAACGCCTTCTTGCATGGCAGCGGGTCCAGCTTGTTGCATCATCTGCTGTTGCTGTGCTTGCTGCTGTTCTTGGGCGATTTGTTCTTCTGATTTAATAAGACCCTCAGTGTCTATACCAAGGGCTGTGGCACGGCGTTTGATGTAGTCCTGAAGGTTCACATATTGTGCTAATACTTCTGGTCCTAGTGCCTGTGTCATGCCCTGTATAAACAGGTCTAACTTACGTAGGTCATGTCCTCGACCTAATGCTTCCATACCTGTGACGATGGTTGGTTTAACAACATCTTCTGGCAGCTTGGGTAGCTTCTTATTTTTAGTCAGTACCTCAATCTTACGATTGACATACGGTAACTGGAATTCCTGTGACAGTATTGAATAGATGCCAGATAGTGTGTCTTCCAACTCACCAGCTAGGTATCTGATTTCTTCTGCTGTAACTCTTTCTCCATTTCGTTGGACTGAAGACTGAAGCATAAACTGCTGTGATAGCCGTTCTTCAATTCCTTGCATTGCTTGGTAGGCAACTCGAAAGTCGTTGAACTTGTCCATTTGAAGGACTGAAACATCATTCCTATTTCCTTCTATGATTGCTGTGTTCTCAGCTTTAGCAATGGTTCTAATACGGGTGGTCCCATTCGGGTTAACCATAAATAGAACTTTAGCTGCAGCCGCTGCACCTTCCACGATAGCTTGCGAGAGACCTTCAAGGGACCGTAAGTCACCTAGTAGTTCTTCCACAAAGCCTCTGCCATAATCCTCACCGTCGATGCGAGAGAACCGTAATGGCAGGAACGGG